TTGGTCCATCTTTCCTATTCTTATCGGGAACGACAAATCCACGAGAATGTGCGTCATTGATGACCGCCATTTCGATCATCGCCACCGAACCCATAGCCGTTGGTAACAACACTGTGTTTTCATGTGCCAGTGCGTTTGCTAATTCAAGAAACTTAGTCTTACGATGAATCTTCACCATAAGCATAGTATCCTGTCGGTTATATTCAATAAAGGTTTTGAAATCTTGATTGTATAACTGGTCAAGTGAACCCTCATATTGAGTCTTACGTTCACCTACTTCCATTTCACCAATTGCATCAAGAGAATAACTATGGCGCGATTCGTAGTTATACTTTTTATATAACTGCAAATAGTCCATATGAACTCGCCCGACTAAATCGTAGGTAGTTTCTTCTTTACCAAATCGTTCATATGTGCGAATCTTCGGAAGTTGACCAAGAAGGCAGAACTTACGTGTATCATCCTTAGACATAATTCGGGTTACCCGATTTACACAATAAGGAATATCGTATCCCTCTGAGTTCCACCCAGTGAGAATATCGGCATCTTCAATCAGTTGGAAGAATGTCTCAAACATTTCAATTTCAGAACGAAACAGAAACGTGTTAGGAAAGTCACGCACTAACTCTTGCGCCGTTTCATCGGTCATGTGTTTTGGTGGAATAGCAAGAGTGATTAACTGATCTTTCCAATCCAAATACAAAGAAATCGCCGTGACTGGATTAAATGGATCGTCTGTCGGACTGAAACCCTTTTCAGGATCAAAGTCCGTCTCAATATCAAAAAAGCAAGTATGTAACTTGGGAGGTTCTACATTGAGATAGTTGTCTGCCAAGCATCTAAATACCGCATTAACATCACTTTCAAATAGTTTTTTGTTACCATGAATCCGCTTTTCCTTTTCAAACTCATTTCTCTTGCGAGTTGAAAATCTACTAAGTGGATTACCAAAAATAGAACGATGCTTTCCCTTTGGGTCAGGGTAATAAAAAACATAATTTGTTGGATATTCTTTGTATATCCGATTGCCTTCAGGGCTTCGCTCTACCACATGTATTTTATCATCCTTTATTGAAAGGATGGCATCAACATATGACACTTAGTTGGCTTTCCCGACTACCTGTAGAATATGGTTGAGTGCTTCATTTTCTTCATTAGTTTGTTCAAGGCGCTGCTTGTGGGCAACTTTGATCGCCTTCTTGAGAATTGACGATTTGATTTCCAATTCCTCAGCAATAGACTTAACGGTGTCATTTAGACCTTCGTTGAGAGTTTCAACTTCCTGTAGGACATTTAGTCCTTCGTTGATCAACTGCTTCAATTTAAGAGTGGCTTCTGCGTTAAAAGTTCTGTTAGACATATTATCTCCTTATTAGTCTAGTTATTATAACACACTACGCAGATAAGTCAATGTTTTTGTCCAATTTATTGAAAGATGTGATGATTCTTTTCGCCATAAATCTTAATCAGTTTTCCAGCTACCATATCGGCTAGTAATTCTATTGGACTTCCGGGATAGCTTGATCCTGGTTTGATCATTCCGAGTTCTTCTTGTCGTACATGGGTAAGTTCGTGTGCTACGGTTCTCAGTATGTCTACAAGATTTCTATTTTTTGCATAAACCCATACCGATCCTGAACCGGGCATGTGTCCACCAGTATGATGGTTATTTTGTGCATCATCGCTGTCATGACTAAGTTCAATTTTGGGAAGATGGTTGAGGTTGAGGCGGCGACCGGTCCATTCAGCAAATTTCTTTACCTCTTCACCAATATCATCAGAAGGATTACCGCTGGTTTCATCCAAATCTTTGAGGTCTTCAATCCAAGCCTTGGGAGTTTTATGATATTTTTTGACAAATATATCATGCAATGCATCACTGGTAATGCTATGTTTATCAGCAACATTACGAACTAATTTGTCAATAGTATCATAGTCATGCTTTTCAAATGAAGGCAATTTCTTCGCCAGCACATCAGCGGCAGATTCATGGATGATTTCGGTTGTTATCATGAATATATTTATCTTTATTTTGATGTAGCGCGATATACCCCGTCCCAATCTTTGGGAGCGGGCGGATTTTTTTGAATTTCTAAAATCCGCTCTTCAAGCATCTTGTAATAATTATCCAGTTGCCCATTCCACATGTTTCCACGCGTTTGTATCATGACCAGTGCTCTTTTCCATGCACCGAGCCTATAAGCACTTAAAATCATATTATGTGCATTTTCATCAATCTTTTTAAATTGTTCCAAAACCGTATATATTCTTACTGGCTCAGTTTTACCTTTAACGGCAATAAGATCAAGTTCTACGATTTGGTATCGGTCTTTGACATATTGTGCGGTCTTTGGACCAATGATGATTCTGACTCCATAAGGCTTTGACTGCCCTTCCAACCGTGACGCAAGATTAACACCGTCTCCCAAGCAAGTATAGTCAAAACGCTGATCACTTCCCATATTACCAACAACAACGGTATCAGTATTGATTCCCAGACCCATTCCAAAAGCAGGGACTCCTTCTTTGGTGACTTCATAATTAAATTCCTCAAGAGATTTTAACATCTGAAAGGCAGTACGCACGGCATCCAGAGCATGTTGTTCATTGCTGACCGGCGCATTCCAAAACGCCATCTGAGCGTCTCCGATGTATTTGTCCAAAGTGCCTTTATTTTCTAAAATTGCTTTGGTCATAGCAGTCATATACCGATTCATAATTTTTGTCAAGCCCTGCACGTTCTTACCATAATGTTCTGAAATCGTCGTGAATCCACGAACATCCGTAAACATGATTGAAAGTTCTTGTTCAGTGCCACCCAATTGCAGCAATTCAGGCTGACGTTGCAATTGGGCAACCAGATCAGGACTTAGATATGTGCCGAACTGTTTCTTGATTTGTTGTTTCTGTAGAAATTCACTGATGAACTTTACTGAATAAACATGTATATAAATGATCAGAACTGCCAGTACATTGAATGACACATCAAATAATATTTTATTATGTATATACATATAGAAGGGAGCATAAATATATCCAGTTAATAATATTGCGATCCATATAATAGAATAACGTAAGTTTGACATTCCAATAACAGCAACTGAAAGAATAAAAAATGCCAGAAGATCAACCAATTCAACCCAATTCGGAATTGATACAGAATCCTGATTTATCAGAGTCTGAAGAATGCTGGCCTGAACCTGATGGGGCATTCGGGCACCAGACGGCGTTGCTACAGGGTTTGCAACACCGTTCGCAGTCACACCGAGTAGAACGATCTTACCACCGAGATGCGGAATATTCCCGCCTACTTCAAACGATGAGAATACATAATTCGGATTAACAAACACGCGACCATATTCGTCAGTGGAAATTTTACCAAACTGTGGAATACGAACTGCCTCAATGCCGGTCTCATTTATTTTTGCCTGATAACTTGGATCACCTGTAGCAGCACGTAGCATTTCTAATGCAAACGAAGGATAATAATCTCCTTTTGATGTTGCCAGCATAGGAACGCGACGAACAACACCATCGGTTTCAGGAAGCGTTGATGTTATACCAACACCTACAGCAGACTCTTGCAACACTGAAATATTATCAAGAACACATGGATAATTTGGTAAAAATTCTGTTGGCTTGCCATCACCTACTATTGCAACGCCAGTTTTACGGGTTGAACTATTGTTGCGTGTGCAATCGGCAGAAACAGTTTGACTTAGAACCACTGGATGCTCTGTAAGCGACTTAGCAAACACATCATCTCCGCCAAACCTATCCTTTTCTGGAAACATTATGGTGCTGCCAACTAAACCAGCATGATGATTATCATATAGATTGTTGACGATTTTTGCATATGTATCTCTGGGAAATGGATATTGTCCGTATTTCTCTAATGCCCTTTCACCAATATTTGCAATTACAATCTGATCACTGTGAATTGGTTTACTTAACATTAGATAGTCATAAAATTTAAGTTTCATTGCATCTATTAAATATGGATTTGATAGTTTAACTATAAGCAATATTGCAAATGTCAGGAGAGCCAACCACGGATTTATTAGTATTTTTTTTAATTTTTTCATGACTCTATCCTTTATTATTTTCCGCTATTAGTTGGTGGAACTGCTCCATTTTGTATTATATTTATGTTACCAGTTGCTTTACCTGATCCCGAAGTTGGATACTTAGCATTCACAAAATCGTAGAAGTCAATTAATCCTTCTTGTGACGAAATAATTTGTGTATCGGTTTTAAGATCAACCCATATTGCAACGACTTGATTTTTATCACTTGACATACGCGCATATGCCCACCCCTCCTGAACCTGTTTGACATAGGTAGGTGATACATTCGTATATATCACTCTACCAGAAACAGTAATTTTGGGTATAAGTGTATCTTTTTGATCATTGATTTGACTTGAAGATTTTTGTTGCACGGCGAGTTCTGCTTCTTCGGCGCTATCATTTGAATTTGTTGTGGGGTCTTTATTTGAATCTGCTATTGCCTTAGATGGGTTGGCATATTTTGTGGCTGCATTCTTTGCAAATTTAATTAAACTTTTTCCATCATCAGTTGCAAGCGGAGAAATCTGTATATTATTATTCATTACTTTTAGTGCAGTAGTAATTTTTATAGGAGGTGATGGTGGTATAAATGAATTCTGGACTACAGTAGCCTGAAATGGCTTGTTCAAAGTTACTATTCCAGCCGCAGTTATGACTTCAATAACACCGGATGAGCAATCAAACTCAGTTTTTGTTATGTCTTTATCATCGTAGCAATTTGGAACAAGAATAACCGTAGATTCTCCAGTTTCGTCAACGGACATCACAAAATCTGTTCCACGAACCGCTATAGTTGCCGTAGGAGTGCGTATGTTAATGCCTGATGGATTTCCATGAGCCAGCGCGCCGGATGTATATCTTATAGTTCCTAACGCCACTTTAAGACCCAATTTACCCTTTGATGAATTTTTACTATCAAACACAAAATCATCAATCACGAGTCTACTGTTTTCAGTAATGTTGACAGTAGTTGCATCAATGAATGTTATTTTTATCTTACCTTGCGAGTTAGTAGATACAATGTCCATTTTCTCAATGCCAGAATTTTGATTAGCAGGAATGGATGCGGAACCACGTTTAATTTGTCCAGCACCTTTGAAATTGGTAATAGACCCTATGCTTGCTAACGCCGGGGTGGCAATTAGCAAGCATAGTAATCCAATTAAATTAATGACCGGTTTTAATATTAAAGATGCCATTTGAGCCAGTGCTTTGAATATTGATTACGGTTTCTGAAGCACCATATTGTTGAACAGTAAGCGTATTATTGCTTCCGATGACATTTGCAAATAAACTGTGACCATAGTTTCCACCTGCATCAGTCTGATTTACGTTAATTGTGTTGTTTTCACCATTGAACAATAATGTCTGTGAAGAATTTGGAGAGTTGGAAAAGATATTAGTGTAGTTGTTGTTACCTTCAATATCAACTGTTTGAGTGATATTTGCGGCTGATCCATGAAAGTTAAGAGTATTGAAATTACCATTAAATTTATCATTCAAATTTAATCCATTACAATTTGGATCGTTTTTGCCAGTTCCGCATTGAATATTAGCATAGTTGCCATTGCCGAGTTGTTGAATAGTTGCTGTAGTTCCGGCACCTGCGCCAATGTTACCAATAATTCCTAACTGTAGATTGTTTGTGTTTCCAGTCTGAATCACGGTTAATACTTGATTGTCTCCACGTAGAAAAGTTGGATATGATAGGCTTCCAATCAAGTCTGATACACCAGTTTGTTGGATATTAACATTGACATTAAATCCTGACTGGTTGATATATACTTGGTTAGTTGTGTCCAACGTAGATGCTGCCTGCTCATTAGGAGATGAGGCGATAATTGCAGGAGGATTTGGTAGAGTTGGTAAAACGGCAGATGGGACACTTGTTGGATTAGATTCCGCCGTAAGTGACTGAGCAAATGTAGCATCGGATACAAATAGCGAACTAAGAATTAATGCGTATTTTATTATTTTTATTGCTTTCATTATTTTAATTCCTTATTGGTTGGTAACGTATTAGTTTTATAGTGCCATAATTTTTTCTTTTCACCATGTTTGATTAGTTCTACTACACCAACTTCAATTGCTGAACGAATAGCATAACTTCCCGGTTCATTCGCTGTCTGTTGAGCGTCAAGTTCAAAAGCATGCGTTCCTAAATCAAAAAATTTAAATGCAGTTAAACCTTCTGATGTTGAGATAATAGTTTTTGTTACGGTTACGCTATCTAAGACTTCCCCAGTTTGCGTAGACACG